AACAGTGATGAAGATACATTTGCTACTATTTGGAAACAAGCAGAACAAAAGTTTGACGAACATGGCAATGAACAAGAATTAGGCATAAACGGATTTCATAGTTTTGTTGCACAATGGGAAGAACATCCTGATCGTGATGAAGAATGGAAAGTAGCAGAAATTGGACGTATTGGCGAAGAAAAGTTTAGACGTGAATACGGATGTGAGTTTTTGGTATTTGATGAAACACTTATCAACTCAATTAAACTTGCGGCCATGGAAGGCACTAACCCTACATTAAATATGGGTCAAACACGTTGGTATAAAAAGCCAACTTCGCAATATACATATTGTATTGCACTTGATCCTAGTATGGGCACAGGCGGAGATAATGCGGCTATACAAGTATTTGAATTACCTAGTTATGAACAAGTAGCAGAGTGGCAACACAATCAAACTGCTATACCAGGACAAATACGTGTACTGTCGGATATCTGTAATTATATAACAAAAGAAACAGGCAATAGCAATGGCGTGTATTGGAGTGTAGAAAACAATGGCATCGGCGAAGCGGCACTAATCGTTATAAACGATTTCGGGGAAGAGAATATACCAGGACTATTTGTGTCTGAACCTATTCGAAAAGGACATGTGCGCAAGTTCCGTAAAGGCTTTAATACTACACACGGTACTAAGATTACAGCATGTAGTCGATTAAAAACAATGGTAGAAAATGACAAAATGCTTATACGCAGTAAGCCTCTATTGTCAGAATTAAAAGGCTTTGTTGCTACAGGAAGTAGCTTCCAAGCTAAATCAGGAATAAGCGATGATCTAGTAAGTGCAACATTACTTGCACTTAGAATGATGGATGTATTAAAAGACTGGGATCCAAGAGTGTATAATACATTTACCCAGGCGGAAAGTATGGAAGATTATGATGCACCCATGCCGATCTTCGTTAGTAGCAATTATTGATAAATATTAACATGAAGAACTTAGAGAATATATCAAAAGACCTTTTCGATAAAATACGTGGACGTTTTCCCACTGTTACTATTGGTGATTCTGAAGGCAATGTAACTAACGTAGCATCTGAAGCACGTTTTTTCGACTTTCAGTATAAAGAGGCAGATCGTGTATTAGGCAAAGTTAGTATTTCCTTAGACGAAGATGCATTAGCAGTTATGTATACAAACGATTTTGTAGCAAACGAAGATTCAATGACACGAGATAATTGGTACAGTTTTCTAAAAGAATTACGTCAATTTAGTAAAATGAGATTGCTAAATTTTGATACACGTAACATAACAAAAAGCAATCTAGATAAACGAGATTACAAATTTTTAGCTCAAAACCGCGTTGAGGATGATCAAATGAACGAATCAAAACTTTATGGCACATCAAGAATAAGTTATCAAAACTTTGATAGTGCTAGACTAATGATAAAACATACAGAAAGTATTAACCAAGCAAGTGCAACAGGACGTACACAAAAGGTTGGTGCAATATATGTTGAAAATGCAGATGGTGAAAGATTCAAGTATCCATTTAAACACCTAAGTGGTGCAAGAGCAATGGCTCGTCACGTAGCAGAAGGCGGAGCTCCACATGATGACTTTGGCAAACATATTACAAGTCTAAGTGAAGAATTAGCAAAGTTACGTAAGTTTAAAACTTACATGGGTCGTTCAGCAGTAATGGCAGAAAGCCTAGCAGGATATATGGACATTGTTAAAGAGCGTATGTCAACAGTTAAAAAGACTGTAGAGTCATTACAAAAGCCAGCATATTACAAAGAAACATTTGAAGCATTTGAAACACCTATGATGGAAGACGTACCAAGTGACGTTGCAGAGAACTGGATAGACGAGCTAACTATCAAACAGTTTAACGAAGAACTATCAGACGTGTTTCCTTACATATACAACTTAGTTAAAGAAGGCACTAAGACAGTTGAACTAGGTCCAGAAGATTTAGAAGAAGGTCCTATTGATTGGGCTAAAGGTAAGATTGCTGACTTTAAAAAAGGTCGTGCTGACAGTATGAAACAGTATAAACAAGATTTACATATACTAAGAACATTGTTAAAAACACATGGATATGATGATGCAACTATTGCTAAAATTGAAAATGGTTGTTTAAATGATCCACGTGTGTGTTTGTACAACACGGTTAGAAAAAATAAAATTAATGCCGGCGATATGGACATGGAAGTAAAACGCATTGGTAAAGAATTAAACAGTGGATTTACTACACGTTCAGGCACAACTGATGAGTCAGAAATTGAACAAGCATTAGAAGATGCAATGGGTCAGTTCTCAGAAACTGCATGTGAAGACTGTGGTAACCAAAGTTGGACTACACTAGGCATGACTGAAGAAGAAATTGAAGAAGGCGAAAGACACGGCAATAGCAAAATCTATGACAAGTGTTGGAAAGGCTACTCTAAAGTTCCAGGCAAAAAAGCCGGAGAACCAGGTAGTTGTAAAAAGAACGAAGGTGAAATGCGTTGGAAACAAACTTCAATGGATCCTAAAGACGCAATACTAAAGTTTGGTAAAGAAAATGTAAAAATCAAAAAAGGTGGTCTAAACAACGGCGACGATATGGTATCAGTGTTAACTGATGACGATACCGACGAAGGCAATGCATACGCACACGCTGTAAAGAAAGCCAAAATGAATGGCAAGAAAAAAGGCGATGAGATTGACGGACCAGACGGTGATAAGATTAAATTAGAAAAGGACGAAAAGACTCCATTAGGAGAGTTCATACTAAGTTACTTTGATTACACAACAGGACAGTTTCCAAAAGGTGAAACAGCAATACTTACTATGGTAGAAAAAGATTACGGTGAACAATATATTGAGCCTGCAAAGCAGTTTTTAGAAAAGATTAATAACCGTGTATCAGAAGTAATGGGCTACAGAGAAGAGCCTGTAGTACAAGATAATACAGAATTAGACAGCATTAGGAGTTTAGCTGGTATATAATTGGCTAAACTTTTATAAGTTTTTTTAGTTTTTCTTCAAAAAAGACTTGACAAAGTTTGTAGAATAGCATATAATAAGAACTGTGCTACAAACTAAAAGGCACTAGTAGCAATATAGCTACTGCACATAGGCAACATTTATAGGAGGCATAACTATGGCATCATTAGCAGAAATCCGAGCAAAGCTCAAAGAGCAAGAAGCAGGCGCTTCAGGTAACCGTCAGTCAGGCGGTGGTGATAACGCAATTTACCCATTTTGGAATATGAAAGAAGGCGAGAGTTCAACTCTACGTTTCCTTCCAGACGGCAACACAGATAATACTTTTTTCTGGGCTGAACGTTTGGTAATCAAACTTCCATTTGCTGGTGTAAAAGGTCAAACTGATTCACGTCCAGTACAGGTACAAGTACCATGTATGGAAATGTATGGCGAAAGCTGTAACATTCTACAAGAGGTACGTGGTTGGTTTAAAGATCCAAGTCTAGAAGACATGGGTCGTAAATACTGGAAGAAACGTAGTTATATCTTCCAAGGGTTTGTAGTAGACAATCCAATTGCCGATGATCAAGCACCTGAGAATCCAATCAGACGCTTTATTATTGGTCCACAAATCTTCAATATCATTAAGCAGGCCCTTATGGACCCAGATATGGAAGAATTGCCAACAGATTATACTGCTGGTGTAGACTTCCGTCTAAACAAAACATCAAAAGGTGGATACGCAGACTATAGCACAAGTAATTGGGCACGTAGAGAGCGTCCATTAGACGATGCGCAAATGGCGGCAGTTAATGCACACGGATTATATAATCTAAGTGACTTCCTTCCTAAAAAGCCAGGAGATGTAGAACTAAAGGTCATGTCAGAAATGTTTGAAGCGTCAGTAGACGGTGAAGCATTTGATATGGATCGTTGGGGACAATATTTCCGTCCAGCAGGAATGGCGCAACGTACAGGTGATCCGCAGAGAGCGGCAAGCCCAAACGCGACAGCAGTTAGCCAAAGTGCTCCAGTAGCACCAGTAGCAACACCTGCTCCAACTCCAGAGGCGGCACCAGCGGCAACTGCTCCAGTAGCAGAAGCGGCACCAGCGGCAGCCCCTGCAGAAAGCGGCAACGCTCAAGACATTTTACAAATGATTAGAGCACGTCAAGGACAATAAAACAATTACCGTTACTAGCAAAACCGGAGCAGAGATTCATGGTTTACCTGTCAACACTCCAAACGCTAGTAACGGCACTTTTTAGATAGGAGAAAAATATGGCTAATAAATCGTTTGATCCGAGTAAGTTTCGGAACAGTCTAACAAAATCTATTTCAGGTATGAGTAGTGGTTTTAATGATCCTACTGACTGGATTAGTACAGGCAACTTTGCACTCAACTATCTTATCAGCGGTGACTTCCATAGAGGTGTTCCAATGGGTAAGGTTACAGTTTTTGCAGGAGAGTCTGGTGCAGGTAAATCATATATCTGTGCAGGTAACATTGTAAAAGCGGCACAAGATCAAGGCATCTTTGTAGTACTAATTGACTCAGAGAACGCACTTGACGAAAGCTGGTTACATGCTCTTGATGTTGATACCTCAGAAGAAAAACTATTAAAACTAAACATGAGTATGATTGATGACGTTGCTAAAACTATTAGTACGTTTATGATTGACTACAAAGCAATGGACGAAGAAGAACGTCCTAAGGTGTTGTTTGTTATTGATAGTTTAGGTATGTTACTAACACCTACAGACGTTGATCAATTTAACAAAGGTGATATGAAAGGTGATATGGGTCGTAAGCCTAAAGCACTAACTTCATTAGTCCGTAATACTGTTAACATGATTGGCTCACACAATGTAGGCTTAGTATGTACTAACCACACTTATGCATCACAGGATATGTTTGATCCAGATGATAAGATTAGTGGCGGTCAAGGCTTTATCTATGCATCAAGTATTGTTGTTGCAATGAAGAAGTTGAAACTAAAAGAAGACGAAGACGGCAATAAAATCAGTCAAGTAATGGGTATTAGAGCAGGTTGTAAAGTAATGAAGACTCGTTATGCAAAACCTTTTGAAGGTGTGCAAGTGAAGATTCCTTATGAAACAGGCATGAACCCTTATAGTGGTTTGCTTGAATTGTTTGAAGCAAAAGGCATTATTAAAAAGCAAGGCAATAGACTTGCATACACTACACTAGATGGTGAAGAAATTCTTGACTATCGTAAAAAGTGGATTGGCGAAAATCTCGATAAGGTTATGTCAGATTACCTAGTAAAAGAAACAACTATGGTAAATACCTCTGAAACACTCGACGCAGACAGCGAAGACGAAATACAACCTATCGAGGAACTAGCTACTAATGACTGAAGAACAGATTGCTGATATATGGACACTTTTTAAGGAATATCTTGACAAGAAGCATGTTGAGATGGCCGCGGAACGTTATGTTGACTTACTTGCAGATTACGGAGTATCAGATCACGTATTCCAAAGCACCTTTGGGGTAGACAATAAATTAGATGATGCCATCCGGTATTATCTAGAAATAGACGAAACAGATAGTGAACAAGATGATGATTGGGATTAAATAATGGGTTGGTATAGCGAAGTATCAAGAGACGTAAGTAAAATACCAGATGCAGTTGCACACTATGAGCATGAATTAACTGATGCTCGTGCAGAATGTAAATTGGTAGGTAACGTTGAAAGAGCGGCCGCTAGTATGCCAGGCATTGTTGAACACCGATTTAATCAACTTCAAGAAATTGAAGCAATATTACACTATCTAAATATTGAGCTACGCAGGTTGCGTAGTTCATACTTTAAGAAATATCTTGAAAATTATCAACGAGCTCTGTCTAGTCGCGATGTAGAAAAATACGTCGACGGCGAGGCAGATGTCGTTGACTACGAAAAGATTATTAATGAGTTTGCGCTAATGCGTAACAAATGGTTAGGAGTTCTCAAAGCACTTGACCAAAAGCAATGGCAAATTACTAACGTAGTTAAATTGCGTGTTGCAGGTATGGAAGATGCTAGTTTATAAATAATAACGGAGACTTATTATGAAAAGAATTGGCAGATTTCATTTACCAACCAGCGATATACTTTTTACAAAACATTGTATTAATAAAGAACACACACCATACGGTCATAATTTTCAAACAAAGTACATAGCTAAAATTGTTAAACTATCTGAGACGGCAGGCAATGTAATTGATGCTGGTGCTAATGTAGGATTATTTGCTGTAGCGTTTGCCAAGAACTTTAATAAAGTTTTTGCATTTGAGCCTGTTCCATTAAACAATGAATGCTTAGTACGTAATGTTCACGGTTACGATAATATAGAGCTGTATGACTGTGCATTAGGTAGCAAGTCAGGCGAAGTAGAAATGATTGGTCGTTTGAACAATACCGGAACATTTAAAATTGCAGACAAACCTAAACCAAGAAAAGGTAACGAGATTTGCACTAATATACTAGTTAAACCGTTAGACGATTTTAGATTTAAAAATATTTCTTGTATTAAAATAGACTGTGAAGGATATGAAGCAGATGTATTAGAAGGTGCAAGAAACACTATTAGAAAATACAAACCGTTATTATGTATTGAGTTTATGCCTATTGACAAAGGTGGAGATCAAAGTGTCCACGATAGAACTAATAAAATTTTAAAGACACACGGTTATAAAATGATTTGGCAAGGACACAATGATGCTATCTTTTCTTGTTAGAAAATCTTTGTTGTTTAAGTTTTTTGCCCCAATAGTGTAAAAAATACTTTTCTAATACACTACCATCAAACCCACAATGATGTTTCTTTTCCGGATTATCACCATCATAATCATCATTAAGTAAATTACGCCAAGTATACTTTTTTAATATTTCTTCCAACACAGGTGCATCATATCTGTAAGGCAATGCTCTAAGCCGTTCTTTGTCAAGCCAGAATGATGTATACTCTGATAAAAATACACCAAGTGATTTGTGTTTCATATTGAATGCAACAAACCCACTATCAAGTCCTGTCCCGTCTTTACCAGGCTTCCGTACTGCACTTACTAGCTCATTACTATTTGGTAAAATTTCTAACAAATTAGGTTGTTTAATAACTTCAACATCACCATCTATCCAGATAACATAGTCGTATTTCCAACCGTCTTCTAATGCTTGTACAATGCATCTACTTTTTCTATAAAACTTTTCTTCTGATGCACTAAACAGACTTGGTTTTTTCCATTTTTCAAACATTATTGACCTTGTTTTAAATGAAGGAATTTTAAAATCTTCATCAAGGTATACAATTTTATCTCCGATTAAATACTTCCAAGAAGGCAGTGTATAACCAGTTATTGTTGAAAAGTAGGTTCTGCTTGTGCCGGTGGCATAAAGTATTCTCATAA